GTACTTATTACTGAAATCAAACTCGCAACCAATAGTGGGAGAAACAGAATCTTTGTTAGTGAATACAGTTACGTCACCAGAGTTTGAAAGGTCTCCGTCTATGTAGACAGATACAACTGTCCCTGTGCCTGGTATGAAACTAACAATACAAGAGTGCCACGTTCCGTCATTGTAATTCACAGGCGTTTCAACGAACTTCGATGCTCCACCAGTATCGGTAAATCCTCTGATCTTTGAACCAGTCATAAGTATTCCGAAACCTTGACTCGCAGCTCTGCAATCCATTAAGAAAACTGCTCCCGTATCAGAAGTCTGAAACAAACAACCCAAAGTAAACGAATCAGTGTTCGCTATAGCCAGTGCATTGTTTACCAGTATGTAATCTCCTCCATCAAAACTAGCACCGTTGTAGTCGAGTAGAGTCGGGAAGGTTGAGGCTGTATTACCGTCTCCCCATTTGATTGTATCTGAACCGATTATACCTAGATTAGCTGTCAGCTCAGAAGCTCCGTTATTGTAATGACTTCTTAAAGGTAAGAAGAACTCTAACTGAGTAACATCTACTTCTGAGAAAGTGAGTTGGGTGAATCTGTCGCTAACTTCTCCTGGAGTGAGTTCCTTGTTGTAAACATTTATTCCGAAAATAGTAGCATTAGCTTTCTCTCCTGCTGCGTCATTTGCACCTATCTTGAAATCGTATGCTTCAGAAGCCACATCTCCAATGGTGGACGGGTCTGTTTGAGCAGAGTATGTTGCTTCCACGCTGTTCAAATAAACTTTCAAACCAGTTGCAGAACTCTTATCGAGAGTACAAGCAATATGGTTGAACCCTACACTCACTGCAACATCTGTTACGGCTGCTCTCGCTGTACCGTCAGATTGTTCAATCTGCCAAGTAACGTACCCGTCTGTATCAACATAAACCGCATATCCTCCATTCACACCTCTTGCTCCTTTGCTTATCAAGGTTTGACCAGCAGCTAGACTCGCTATGTTAGCGGAAATCTCAATACTGAAATCGTCGCTATGGAAGTCGAGTTGTGTTGGAGTCACATAAGTAACGTAATCATTCGTACCATCGAATGTTGCTCCGCCTGTGCCTAGATACACCAACGCACCAGTTACAGTTCCTAAATTATCTGCAACAAACTGCGGATTAATAAACAATTCTCGAAAGACAACGTCTTCTGCCCTTGTGGATGGATATTGTAATCCCATATTATAATTTGGTTATTTAGTTACTTCTGGCACAGGTTCTTCTAGCGTAACTTCGACAGGTGGATGCCATTCCAATTCCACTTCTTTAACAAGAGCGAGAATATCATCACTTTTGAGATGTTCCCCTGCTTCGACATACTCCTGTTCGATAGCGTCAATTACTTCTTTGTAAAGCTTCTTCCCTGAAGGTACAAGAGCTTTAATCTTGTTCTTGATTGCTGTCTTTTTTTGAGCTGATAGGGTTGAAGTTTCAACCTCTGGCTCAACGTAACTTTCTGATTTTAAATACATTTTGAAATTGGTTAATAATTTAAGCTGCTACTACTGTTCCTCCTCCTAGGATTGGTTCCCAGATACATACCCAAGTAACCTCGCCAGTGCCACTTGTTCCAGCACAACTTACTGATATTGAACCTGCCCCCGCACCGACCTTGTTCGGCTGTGCTTCCCACGCTCCACCTGCACTGATAATCAACGGGTTAGCGAATGTTCCAGTGATGCTAAGCACACTATTGGCTGCTGCTGCATTTAGTTCTACTGTCGCACAAATATCTACTGAACCAGCACCCGCAGTTAGTTTAGTAGCATTTGCTACTGCACCAATCTGTACATCAATAAACCCTCTAATCTCGATAATGTTTACTGCTCCTGTTACTGTAAACAACGCTAGTGTTCCTGGGCCACCTTGTGGAAGGGCCAACGAAGCAGTTGCCACTACCTGTTGAGCACCATTTACTAAAGTCTTGGCATACCCCATTAGTGAGTCTGTAGCTGTCACTGGCCCCGCTACTGCTGCGTCAGTCTTGATACCAACAACATCTCTCATATAGAGATTGGTGTCTGCATCGGCAACTGGGACATCGTGAAGTCCATCAACAACAACTACCGCTGCTGCATTCTGCTTTGCAACTGCAACCAACGAATCTCCCGCTACTGTATCAGCCTTCTTACCGATAACGTCCATCATATAGGCATCTGCCGCACTATCTGCGGTAGGTACTACGAGTTCTTCTTTATTAAGAAAATTTTTCATATTAAGTTAAGTTATAGATTAAAGAGATTTTTTCCTGAGCTTGACGATTGCTGTATTTGTAGCCGAATCAGGCGTTACAACAACTCTGTAATACTTATAATTAAAGTCATTAAAGCTCCATGAGAAGGTTGTGGTCTGATTAGTAGCCACTACACTTGCTACGGTTGAATTCAAATCATCTCTGTAACCGTAAAGAGTAATCCAATCACCAGCAGCTGTATCTTCATCATTCATTCCCTGTACTAGCATTGTTATCGTTTCTGCTGCACCTTCTATGAACTTACCTGTAAACGAGAAGTCCTTGTGTGGCCCAACCAACGCTCCTGTGCTTGCAGGGTAGTATTTCGCTGACGCTGTTAGATTAGTCGTATCAACTAAGCTCTCTTCTATATAGTGTTGGTCAAGAGGTGAGATTTCAGAACTCTTATCAGCAGTTGTACCTGGATCATAAGCTTTGCTTCTTGTCTTTGTGTATCCATTCACATCTGATTGTAGAACTGTAGCGTCACCGTCACTGTAAGTGGTATCACCTGGTCTGTATTCTCCTCCTACTGGAAGGAAGTTAGGCGTAGCTGCCATTGTGCTTTCGTCCACTCCAATATCAACGATACTTGTTGCATCGCTTATTGAAACTGTTAATGGATTAGCTGTACCTATTGCGGTAGTACCATCTGTTAGTTCAGCAAATACTGGATTAGTAGCGTCTATCGCTGCCCCTCCTTCTCCTACTAAATCAACTTTTAAAGCTGTTAAACCTGCCGTAACTGCTGCGACAGTAGTGTTATCTGTGATATTCATAAACCCTCCATTTGTAGCGGACATTGTTGCCCCTAACACTTCTGAAAGGTCAGTATAAAGTGCTCCTGCTGCTGTCACCTGTAAACCGACATAATCTCCGTCAGTAGTACAAAGTGAAGCAAGAGCGTCATTCCTGACAGCAAATACGAAGTTACCTATATCTGCGTCAGTATGCTGAATGTCTTCAGCGTATTGTCCTGCTCCTGTACCTGTAGTGACTACATATAATGCACCAGAAGCGTCAACCTGTAACGGAGCATAATCTCCGTCTGTTCCCCCTAATGCTGCCAAGGTATCATTTCTGACAGCTAGTGACTGGACACCTGGGTCTCCAGATACGTGTTGTGCGTCTTCTAGTTTGAGCATATCTGCTCCAGACGCATCTGTTGGGACTACCCGTACAGCTACCTTGCCTGCCAGGTTTTCCACAAACTTGTTGTACTCTCTTTGTTGTCTCGAAGTTGGGAGTGCCATAATCTTTTGGTTAGATTTTAATTATTTTATTCTGGTGACGGTGAACCAACACGCCACCTGACCCGCTCCCGAGTATATGTTAATACTAGAGTTCTAGCAGTTTGAGTAATTCTTCTTTCTTTTTCCCAAAAGACTTGATTCCTTTCTCTTTCGCCATAACGTGCAAATCTTTCATCGCATAATCTTCTGGTTCTTTCACATCCTTATCTAGACCTTCTTCTTCTTGGAGAAGAAGTTCGTTCCGTCTTTTCTTCCCTTCTTCTGTCAGTTGCCCGCCAGTTGTAGCGAACCTTTTCTTCTCAGGGATATTCTCGGCAGCAATCTCTTCCTTGGTTGCATACCTCCACCTCGGTCTGTCTTTCAGCAGCTGTACTGCTATATGTCTTGCCTTGCACGATACAACTCCGTGTGTGTTCACAATGAATACAGGGGTCATATCATTTCCAGGTTTTTGGGCTCCTGGAACCTCCATGTTTTCAGTCATACTCTCATTGGTTAGAGAAATAAATTGGTGGCAAGGGATGAGATTCATCCCCTGCACATAAACCTATTTTTCAATCAGTCTTACACAATGTTCGACCATTTCAATACTATAGTTCCGTCAGCGGTTAGATTGCCAGTAATACCAGCAGCCCATCCGTCAGCAGCGTTTAAGTTCACAGCCTTCGAGTCAGCAGCTCCGTTAAGAGAGATACCAGTGTGAACACCAGCAGTCGCTCCAAGAGGGCCTACAGCAGCGAAGTGAGTACCAATCAAAGCTACATTCCAGGTTTGACCTGTGACGTAATCTTCAGCAGTAGCTCCAACTGCGTCAAGCGTTGCTTGAACACCTGAACCAATCAATGAACCGATACCAACATCAGGAGTGTCAGTTGTGACAGTTCCGATAGTTAGTCCGACATCCATATACGATACCGAATGGAGATGTACTCCAGCAGGTAAAGTGTAGATTAGTGCTCCAACAGCCGAATTAGCTCCAGCGTTAGGTGCACCCAAACTGCAAGCAGTCAGTGTCAATACAGTTGTGTGATGTGTACCATCACCGTATTCAACAGCTGTCACGCTAGTACCAGCGGTACCGTTACGAGCAGAAGTTGAAGTCAGTTCAGATGCAGTCAGTTGTACCACACCGCTTCCGTCAGGAGCGATTGCGATATTACCGTTAGCACCATCAACGATACTGATACTACCAGTAGTAGCATTACCAGTTCTGAGGGTTACATCAAAGTCTCCGTCACTCTGGAATACACCAGCCGCAGCTGCGTCTCCAGCTTCAACGATACCATTAGCACCATCATGTTTGATAGTGGCAGAGAGAACCTCTGAAGCAGTACCGTTTTGTGCGTAAACCTTGACTTCACCGAACTCAGCACCAGCGGTAGGGTCAACGACCACACCGTCAATACTACAGTAGTCGATTTGAGCAGGCGTACTATTACTACCTCGGAAAACTGTTTGTCCGACCACATCATTTGCGGCAGCAGTAGTAGATACCTGTCCAAGATTCAAAGTCGCACCAGCAGCACCGTCATCGGTGACAGTTAGGTCGAAACTTCCTACTCCTGATGGAGCCCATGTTAGAGCCCCAGCTGCACCATCAGTTAGCGTTAAAGCACCTGATGTTGCATTACCTGTAATTAACTCCAGGTCAAAGTTCCCTTCTGAAGCGAGGGTTGCTGTTGCGGCACCTGTTCCGATGACTGTATCACCAGTGCCTTTTGGAATGATTTCTACATCTATATTTGCATCAGTACCAGTAGCTGCAAGTTGTGGGCCTGTCCCAGCAGCAGCAGAACTGATAGTGAATTCGTTTACAGAAGTTGCCACTGAATCGAGAATAACGATTTCCTCGTCTTCCTCATTAGCGACAATAATACCCGTATCAGCCTCTCCTTTAGCGATGATTTGAGGCATTAACCCCGTAGCGGCATTGTCTATCCCGATATGATTGACAGCAGAAGCTGTTTCTTCAAATTCGAGAACTTCATTGCCACTAGAATCAGGGATATACGTTAAGTCTCCTAAATCAGCGGTAACTACTGAACCATCAGTAATTTCTGAAGAACCAACACCTGAAACAGTAACGGATATGTTATCATCCCCATCCTTAGCCATCGGATTGAAAGTCATGGTAGCCATAATTTCTTTGGGTTAAATGATAATATATTAAGTCTTTACGAGCACTCCGAAAGTGTCTCGCATTTCGAGGACACCATAAATGGCATCAACAGTCACACGGTTACCAAGATATTCCAGGTCGTATGCTGATTGTACTCGAGGTGCTTTTTGCATAGCGAGTGCAAGACATTCCTTTTGGAACATAATGTTGTCGGTGTTATTAACAGTTTTAACGATGTTAGTAGACATGAAGGTTTGGACACCATAAAGTGAACCGATATTCCCTGTCATTACTGGTTTCCCATCAACATAATCGTTAGATGTGTACGCAGAAAGGTCTAGTAAATCTCTTTTCACATCTGGTCGGAACACGAAATAACGACTATCTTCTGGTGCGACTGCATCATCCAAAGCTTGGATTGAATCCAGTACAACATCAGTTGTGATAGCTGTATTATATGTTCCATAAGTTTGAGAAAGAGAAGCTGCTAGAGTTGCCAAATCTGTGTCGATTTGTTCAGCAATAGCGAACCCAGCTTTCTGAGTGTAGAGCCCCATCTGATTTTGGTGAGATTGTACTTCAGCAATATCTTCCACGAAGAATGTTGTTTCTTTGTGTTTGTCGATACTGATGTCAGTATTAGTCTCTGTTGGTGCTTGTGGACTTGTTGGGAGGTTAGCAACCTTGTTGTTAGCAACTAGGTTAGTTAGAGAAGGAACATGGATTGTGTCACCCATTTTCGCTTCACTATCGAATCTCCAAACAAGAGGTGCAAGCACAAGTTTGTCTTCAACAGCTTTGATGATTTCTTTACTCCAAATCTCTGGAATAAAGACATCAGCCGTCGTAGTTGTGATATTAGCCATATCTTGTTATAGTTATATGATATTATTGCTCTCTCTTTAGATTACGCACCAACATCCCATTCGATACAGATGTGGATGTCTCCCTCTCCTGTAACAGTACCACCAGTTGCCTGTGTGCCGATTTCAAAGAGGATAGCGTCTCCAGCAGCGATAGGATACCAAGGGTCAGCTGCTGTCGTGTACGTTCCGTCGACTGCGAACAGACTTGTGTCTCCAACTGCACCACTTTGTGAAGCTGTCATGGTTCCGATAGTATTCCCTGCGACTTTCATTAGAACCGTTCCAATTGTACCAGATTGCGTACCTGTAGCTTCAGACCATCTGACGAAACTCTTCGGGACGTTAATCTTCCCTGCAAATGGAGCGTCAAGTAGGTACTGGTCAGCTGCTGCTGCATCATTGATGTCAGCTAGGCCATCGTCAGTAACAATGTAATTTGCCATTTTCGTTATTGGTTAAAAATTATTTTATCTCACCCTTTGCTAGTGCGTCCTTGATAGCTACTTCGTTCTTCTTGTAGTCATCAATCGACATTCTAGCGATTTGTTCTCGGGTGAATCCGTCACCAGCCACTTTATTCCCACTTCCTTTACCTTTCATACCGACAACCTTTCTCTTAACGACCTTTTTCTGGGTTGTGGCGGTTCCAAAGTATTTCTTATCAATATCGGAATAGCTCATTTTAGGAAACGCTTTGCCGAGATTGAATACGGCTTCTGCTCGTTCACCAGAGGGCTTTGCACCAGATTTCCAATTACCGAAATTCTGTTGGTCAGACACTCTAGCCTGTTCGAGTTTTAGTTGTTGTTGCAGTTCTGCTTTCGTTACAACACCGTATTTGTTCAGAAATTCCTGAACCTGTTTCTCTTCTGGAGATAAATCCACTGCGGGTTTCTTATCCAAGTCTTTCTTGATAGCTGCGAGTTCTTGAGTCTTCTGAGTATAATCAGAATTCCTCATGTACCCTAGCTTCATTTCATCAAGGGTGATTTCTTTATCACCGACTTGGAACTTTTGGTCTTCTTCCTCTTCCGACTCCTCCGATTCCTCGGTGGGTTGGTCTTCAGATTCAGAATCTTGTGATTCATCTTCCAAGAGTTCTTTGCTCTCTTCAGATAACTCACCAGTATCTGGTTGGTCAGAATTAGTCGACTCCTCTGTGGGTTGGTCAGTTGACTCCTCTGCTGGTTTGTCATCAGTTTGTGCCATTGTAAAATGGGTTAGTGGCTAATAGACTGGACAAGGGGTGCGAGTCGAGAGCGGGAACTCGCACTCCTTATTCAATCTACTAACCAGATACGCCTAGTTTTCAAAGTTCTGGGTTATTTTCCCCCCAAGGAAACCGAATAAACCTTTTATAACTTTAACTTCAGCCTGTAAATTTTTTAATTTTTTCTCTTTACATCCTTCCATCTCGACATGAGCAGCATTAACTCTGTTCTGTAGATATTCCTCAACGACAGACCATCCTTTACTCGATACCATATGGGTTATAGCGTCTTGTTCTTCTTTCATTTTCCTGATAAGACGTTCATGCTCCATCTGGAGTACATTTTCTCTTTCTGTCAGTCCGCCCATAAAGGCGTATAATTTATCTTTTATCATAGTGTTAAGTTTGAGGAGGTAAAGTTGGTTGTAATTGTAAATTAGGTGGTTGACCTTCTGGTCCAGCCTGTTGTTCAGTCGGAGTTGTCCCTTCAGGTGTGACAGGTTGTGATAAGAAATCTTCAGGATTATTTATCATAAAGGTCTTTCTTTCAATATCCATCCATATCTTGGCCATATCTATTGGCACACCAGCTTGCAGGAACTGGACAGCTGTATTCCCTCGTGCGACAGCTTTATTCCCTTTCTCTATATAAGTATCGTCCAGGGTAGAACCAGCTTCGACTTTGATTATGTACCCGTTCTCGACATCTCGGAATATACTCGGTTCAACTTGAGAGAACTTCATCTTGGTTTCTTCAGATATATCTTCTCTTCTGACCTGTATCGGTTCAGTTATATTGTATTTTGATAGGAGTAGGAACTTCTTCCCAATCTCAGCTATACCTTTCTCTAGATGTTTAACCACGTTATTAGCACTACGAGATTGTTGTTGTACTCTGGCAGACACACCTGTTGCAGTATTTTGGAACCCACTAGACCCACCACTATCTGTTACATCAGTAGTTTGCGAGACAGTCTGTATATCTCTTAAAATTTGTGCTTCTTCGTTATACCCAGCCATCGGTACTCCAGGTTTCTCCAGTATTTTGAGACCGTTCATATCATCAGCTATGATGATATTATTAGGTTTATGTACTAATTGTGTCGGGTTGATACCAGAGCTAGAACTCATCAGCCATTCAGGGTTGAGTATCGAGTTAGTGTAATCCATTCTTTGTCTCCTGATAGTGTTGAGTTCAATCTGTAAATCTTCTAATGGTTCAACTTCACCTATCCCATAAAACTCATGTGGAACAATTTTCGCTTTAACAGCTATAAAAGGTCGCATATTCATATCGTTCTTCTCTACTCTGATAACGACCTCATCATTAACAGTAGTAATAGTACATTCGGTCTCATCTTCAGGTTTACCAGTCATACTGAACAGACCCCAATATTCTTTCACGTTCAATTTATTCTCATCGACATCTTCTCCAGGTGTACTGATACCGAGACTACTTCTTTTCTCTTGTTGTTCAGATGTATCGCTACTTTCAGCAGGGATATGTTTAGTTTTAATATTCTTCAGGTTGAAATACATCTCTTCATCAGCCATGAGTTCTGATAGGGAGACATTATCAATCGAATGGATATTAGCTTCAGACTGTTCTAGTGTGGGGAACCTGGGGTCAGTCTTGAAATCGAATATATCTATTGTATCGAAGGTAGGCAGTTCTAATCTGACAACTTCTTCCTCAATCTCTTCTGTTATCAGTTCGTCAGTAATCTCGTCTAATCTTTCTTCTTTAGTCACTTCATTAGCGGTAATTTGTTTCCAATCCACTTTCCCTATACCAGTCCCGTAGATGAGCATATCCTTGACCCATGATTCAATCTTATCGTTCATATCTTCCTCATCCCATACATAAGAGAGATAATCTCTGAGTATCTGCATATAAGGTATATTATCATTGAACCTGGGGGTGATGATATATTTGGGATTATGAGCAATCATCATGGGTGTTTTCTGCTCAACAATCTCAAAAATCTTAGGTATAAAGAATTTACTCATCCAGGGTTGAGTCTTCTCAGTCCTAAACAGGCGGTACATCTTATACCAGTCAAGCCACTTGGCTCTCCTGTTAGAAATCATCGAATCGTATTCTTTGGAAAGTTTAGTAACTTTATCAAGTGCTCTCTTCTGAATAGCGTCTGAAGGTGTTTTAGCCAAAGGAATAAGGTTTACGGAATATAATAGTCCGCTCCCTATTCTTTAAAATTTACCTGGTTTGAAAATGTCCACATCCGTTTCTCTTCTCCTAATATCGTTCAGATGACACGCTTTGAAGGGATTCATCTTCCCTTTCACTACTACCATCCTCTTACACCTTGCACCTTTACACTCGAACTCCATGTCCCTCAAATCCTCATGCGGTCCTATACCTGAATGACGCATTTCATCATAGAAAACATACCTGTTACTACCGCACCTACTACAAATCCCTCTCCAGCCAATATGGTCAAAATAACCTGTTCTCTTATCAATTCTATCCTTTATTTCCTTATCCATATAAATTATACATTAAAAAGTATATATAAGCAAGTCTAGTTCATTATAAAGCGGTCATTAACGATTGACAACTCATTCTCTAGTGTCCCTAATACTGCTCCACTGATTTCGTCGTACTTGATTTGGGGGAGACCTTTTTTTATTGAAGGGGTTTTTAATAGTTCGAGTTGACTTGCCAAGCAGTCAACAATATCATCCTTTCGTCCTGCTGGGAATCTTCTCAGTTGTTCGTCTAGTTTCTCTGAGTCGAAGGGGTGGTATATTTGCCCGTGTTGATAGAAGGGGAGCAGACCTCTGACACGGGCGTGTTTATCTGTTCTGAAGTTGAGTGGTTCGATTAGGAAGAATCTTTGTTTCGCTTTCATATCTTGTGACAGGTAGTGGATGATTGATTGTTGGTATGCGGTGGCTTCGATACCTACTTTCTCTGGGTTATATTTGTCATAATGTTTCCATAACTCTTCTATGAGTTCTGTTGGGTTCATTTTACCGACAGTGTATTCCAGGATAAAGATTTTCCTATCAGCTGAGATACCACACGTCATAATACAGGTATCGTCAGCACTCTTCTTTTTACTGATAGCAGGGTCGACAGTGGTGAACACTCTAAGCCCTTTGGGCAGAGTTTCCCATGTTCTGAACCATTCTTCTCTGAACTCTTGTGCTTCACCAGCCACAGGGTTCTGTTGATACAGTGCAGCCCAGTCTCTGATACCGATAGTTTTCTTGATACTTTCCAGTGCTTCAAGATTATATCTGGAAGGCCATAAGGCTTCACCTTCTTTTCTAAAAACTTCCTCTCCTTCAGCTATCGCTGGAAACTCCACTATATCCCACTTCTCGGGTTCAAGCACTAATAACCGCCCTGCAAGGTCATCATCGTGCCATCTGGTATTATGGCTGACCACCCCATTAGCAATAAAGTTTTCGGTTCTGTCTACCTGTAAATCAAAGACTTCTTCTTCTCCGTCTTCCTCTATGGAGACAATATCTTCAAGAATGAAGTCTGAGGTATTCTGCAATGGCAATGGCAACTTCTGGAGTTTTTGCGTATCCTGCTGCGAGGTTACAGTCGTTACACAGGAGTGCTCTAACTTTCCCTGTTTCGTGGCAGTGGTCGATACAGAGCTTTCCACCCCAATGGGCACGGACATTAGCTGGCTTATCGCACTCGAGGCACGTTTTTCCTTTCCACTTCCCCCACTGCCCTTTAGTGTTACGATTTTGTGGACTATAGTTAAGTTTTTTGTCTGTGTCCATTTTAACTTTTGGTTATGATAAGTCAGGAAAGGGTGTCTTTTGTTTGCCCTCACTACCTTACCAGAACTTGTCGTGATTTTCAAGACAGAATCACGACCATTGCTTTTCCAGTTTTTCACAGTAGAAGTGGACAATTCCCCGTTATCGTAGGTTGCGACCCCATCTCCTTTACGGATATCGCGCAGCCTTTTTTCTGTCCCACCTGCCATCAATACCTGCGTATCTCCTGTCATACACTGGATGACAACAACAGCACCGTCTGGGTGTAGACGGGTATAGGCGGTACTTGTGAACCAGTCCCAGACACGTTCTCGGTAAGTATCGCTATCAGCTTCTTCTCTATTCTTGATAGGGTCATCAATAATCAACAGGTCTGCACCTCTACCTGTTACAGCACCACCGACACCTGAGGCGACATAACCACCTCCCTGATTAGTACCCCATCTATCTATCCTCTTGGAATCTTTCGCTAGTTCTGTTTGTGGGAAGATTAGACCGTACCATTCATCTTTGAGTACGTTCCTTGTTTTGCGTCCGAAGTCATCTGCTAATTCGTCATTATATGAGCAGCTGATAATCTCTTTCTCAGGGTTACGACCAATATACCAGGAAGGGAATCTGATAGAGGCGAGTTCTGAATTATGAGTCGGAATCAGCCCTGTTCCCACCAAGTACATTCCTCTACCATCTTCGACTTGAATACATATCCCTTGTTCTGGCCCATCTGAGACCCTGACCTCCCTTATCCCTAGAAGCCTTCTTTTAGCGTCAAGGATTTTCGTTTTCTTTCTGGGGAGTTTTGTAGGGATTTCTGTATCTGGATTGAACCCTACGGTATAGACATCTTTCTTCCCCTGTATCCCTGATGTAGACAAGGTTGGTTTCTGAACCGTTATGTACGGATTCCACCCCAGGCTTCTGACGACCTCTTCTATATCTGCCGCCAATCGTTTCGAACCAGTGACTATCCTGACCCTTCCTTTTTCATCCACATGACCATCTGTATCAATTAGCCCAGCTATCAGTTGTAATCTCTGGCCTATACAGCTATATTTATAAATATCAGGTATATGTTTGTTATCATAACAGTCTAGGCTGCGAATCTTCTGGATAATCTTTTGGTGACCAAAGTAGTAAGTCCCGACACCTGTTTCGGGGTGGACACAGACATTATTAACCTTATACGGCATCCGATACGCAATATCGCTATCCTGGTCCGATAAGGTCAGGGCAGGTTTAGTAGACGACCCATCACCTAGCCATGCTCCAAAGAAGTACGGGTCAAGAGGTAATTTAACCATATCCATCATTAAAGGCTCTATTCTTTCTACCTGATAGATACACCTACCCCCACTCATAACCTGTTTTCTCTTCTTAAACTTAGTTGTTTTCAAGAACTCGTTAGTCTCAATAATCTTCCATTCCCCATAGCCCCTATCGAATATCTTCCACTCATGGTTCCGATGACACTTAATAATCTCTCCGTTCATAAACTCTACCTCTATATCTGCCGTATCAGGTTCAGATATAGCTATCACCTTTGTCGCCCTGCCATCAGGGGTAAATACAAAATCACCCACAACTAAATCGCCATGGTTTTTCCACCCATCAGTTGTCATAACAGGTGTAGAATCAGCACACAGCTTCCCATGACGAGGTGGCATGAATATCATCAGCCGCAGACATTTACCTTTTTCGACATCCATCAATTTATCAGCTATCAGGGTATGATGCCAACCAGGTTTATAATCCCTTTTCATGGTCATAGTGAAACTTAACAGGTCATCTCTCGCTAAGGTCACCGCTAACTTTACGTCTTGTGATAAGTCGCTCAACTTGGTCTGGGGTTAGTGTTACATTCCAATTAACTCTTTCAGAAGTCTCAGCGAACATATGTTTAATCTTGGCAAGTAACTCCAGACTCCGTATCTGATTACTCTCTTTCTCACCACCTTCAGCTAATTTCTTCAACTTGGATACAATAAAATCAGGTGTAACTCTCTGGTTATCCATAGCCTCATTTATCATCTCCTTAACCTGTGGGTCTCTGGTAAGACGACTACTCATATTAGCAGCTGATTGTCTATCAATACACCCATAAACCTCCATAGCTGCATCTGTACCGTTCCCTAATTCAACAAATTTACTAGAGAACTTCGCTAACTTAACTGTATCAGAAAGAGCCCTCCCTTTCCTCCCCTTCTTCTTAACTGATACCAACCTCGCTCCACTCTTCGAGTAACCCCGAGGTGGTACTGGTTTACCCTCCTCACCAGGTTTAGCGTATTGGCCTAATCTTATCTTCTCCATCTTAGTTGTTTAGGTTATCAATATTACTAAATAAAACATCGCTAGTTATTGCTCCAGCTTTTGTATCTGCGTGTAAAAGTGAAGTCTCCTTCCTCTCATCCTCTCTTCCTTGTTGGTAGGCTTTGTCGAGAGCTTCCTCTACAAACGGTAAAATTGCTTCCATCCTACACTCCCCTCCTTCAAGGTCACAGTCACAAACTAACCAATGACTCTTTTCTACAAACTCTTCTAGTTCCTTCTTAATTGTTTTGTTCATTTTCTAATAGGTTAGATTTCTTTTTATCCGTCTGAACAGCTTTCGTCTCATGACACTTCACGCACTTCATAAGACTAAAATCATGGTCATGGAAATAAAACGTGTTCGCCTCCTTCCACTCATGCTCGCACTCCTCCTCTAAAGTTGGATAAGCCAGTGACTCCAACCCCTCCAACCTCTTCGCCAAATTGTCGAGCATCATACCTATTGCAAGATGAGGCTGTTCTATTCGCATACCCCTACCTTTTAGACTCGCTTCTTCCCTGTCTAATAGTGTCTCCATTGCTTTCTCTATCCCCTCAATCCTTCTATTCTGCTCTTCATACCTCTCCCCTAACTGTTCTAATGTTAATTTCATACTTCTAGCATACAGTATTATTATATATAATGCAAGAGTAGTTCTGTTTCTTATCTGTTATGTCTGATTCTCATATCTGTTACAAAGTTGTGTAGAGGAGGTTATATAGGGTGAGTGAGTAATGTGCAAGGTGTATCAAATTCTGGTACCCCCCCCCCTCCCCCTAACCTGGGGAAGTGTGCATAAGGTTTGTACAACATATCTTGTGCGAACCTTTTAACAGAAGTGATACAGAATCACTCAATAATATTTATAAAAATTAAAGAGAATGTTTTATTCTAGTATGGATGGCTTGTGCAAGGGGAAACTACCTATCCTGTTGATATTCTAGGCATTCTAAGTTCTTTCCTTTTGTAATGCCTTACACATTAATATAATATAAACAAGTAGTATAAGTAACATTAATATACTTAGCGTAATACCATCATTATAATACTTTAAATGTTTACTAAGTATTATAATCAAATCATTATAATCTAACGATTATAATAATTATGACAATCTGTCCACTTGTGTTCTAATACTATTGCTTGTCTTTGAATTGGCAAACATGAGTGATATTAAACCTCAATCCTTCTTGTTCTGCTTGCTTCACTAATTGTGCAAGCATACCGTTATGCTTTTGTAGCGGTGTTAGTTCCACTTTCTTTTCCGCTTGCGGTTGTTTAACCTTTTTGTCTTTTCCCATTACTGTTTGTGTTAATAAATAAACTAGGGGCAAGGCTTATACCCTCATAATACAAGCCACCCACAAGGTAAAGCATGAAACAAAACCTTGCCCCAAATCTATTTATCAATCAACAACCTACACTATTAACAGGTTATAGTCAAGTATATATACAACAATACTTCAATACTTCAATACTAAGTATTAAAGTTTTATTGTATTTACTGTTGACAGTGTAGCAACGGTTTGATAAGATATTAGTACTTTATTATTTAACA